GACAATACAGTAATGATTAATGATGAAATTGGAATGGTTCTAAAATACCCAACTCTTATGGAGTCTATGAATATTTCAGAAAACGATGAATCACAACTCTTGGATGTTATGAAAAAATGCATTGTTAGGATTTTTGATAATGAAGAAGTACATGAAATGATGGAGACACCCGATAGTGAAATAGAATCATTTCTAGACGGAATGACTATTGGTCAACTAGAAAAGGTTGGTGCATTCTTTACAGGAGCTCCCAATCTTTCACACACTGTAACTTACAAATGTCCTGAATGTGAAACAGAACAGTCAATGACTATTAGGGGTCTAGAGAATTTTTTTTAATAGCTCTTTCTCATGATAGCATGATTAATTACTATCAAACCAACTTTCAACTCATGCAACACCATAAATACACATTGAGTGACTTAGACGGAATGATACCTTGGGAAAGAGAGATATATTCGACATTACTTATGAACTACTTGAAAGAGGAGAAAGACCGACTGAGTCAAAAGAAATAACTAACTAAATTAGAGGACACACTAATGAGCGATATAGATAAATTCTCGGGAGACATGAGTCGTAACGAGGTTGAAATAGACTTGAAGAAGTTCATGGCCATGGTATCAGAGATTGGCGAACTTAAACAAGAAATTTTTGAATTGACAAACGAAGACAGAAAGAATCCATGGCAGAAATGGATTTTCGCTGCAAAAACAATTGATGCATGGAGAATTATACCAAGAGCATTCTTAGGTATATACATGTATCTTCTTTACTACGCAACATTTTGGTTCATGGACTTAGCAGACCCAACACTAGAACAATCAGGTTTGATATCTGTATTAGTCGGTGCTGGTGCGGCATGGTTTGGACTATACACTTCAAGTGCAGCTAAAGAACATGGGGACACTAACCCTAACTAGGATTTAACAGATGGCAGACGACCCACAAATACAAGGATTAGCTAAGACAATTTCAAGATTGTTGCTTGTTAATGAAGCACAATTTGATGAACAACGTGCAGAGTTAAAGGAAGCTAAGAAACAGACTACCCAATTAGAAAGAACTGCTAACAAGATAAGTAAATCTAATGAAAAACAAATAAAGGAATTAGAAAAGAAACTTAAAGATGCTGAGGCCGCCAAAGCAGAAACAGTTATGCAAAAAATCCAAAAAGCATTTGGATTAGGTGGACTAGGTGTCGATGAAGCAATCACCAAAAGTGGTAATCGTATTAAGAAGGGTGAACTAGGATTTGAAGCTGCATTAAATGCTTACAATAAAAGGATTCAAGATGCATCAGATGACAGTGCAAAGGCGTACTCAAAGGTGGGTGAAGATTTAGCAAAGTCTAACAAAGAAGTTGCAGAAGGTTTTAAAACTGCATTTAGTAATGTTGGAGATGACTTTAGTGAACTTTTTGGAAGTGCAATGGGGAGTCAGTTAAAAGATGCTGGTAAGAAAGTAAAGGCAGCTATTAACATCCCATTTAAACTGCTAATGGGGTTATGGCCAGCTTTTAAAGGACTTGGTGGTGTACTAAAAAATACTGGTCTTAGACTTAAGAAATTTGGGATGAATTTAAAAAACGCGTTCAGTCTGAAAAATCTAAAAATAGCACTCTTTATTGGTGCTGGTATTTTAGGTTTTATTGCTATTAGAAAATTCATTAAGAGTGATTTTGGGAAAGGTATCGGACTTATGATACATGCATTTGTACAAGGTTTTGATAGATTAAGAATTGCATTCCTTGAAGCTTTTGGTAAACAAGGTAAAGCAGATGAAATTAGAAAGAAGACTGTTGCACGAGAAATAGAACAACAAAAAAAATTAGGAAATATTAGTGAAGATGCAACAGGCAAGGATTTATATAATCAAGCTCTAGCTAATAGTGAAGTAAGAGACTATATGGGTAATGATGAGACCTTCAATATGAGCTCAGATTTTGTCGGTAAGGAAGCTGGTCTTTCTAAAGATGATGTAGGGGGTATCAGAACTGAGGCATCCGAAGGTGCAATAGATATCTATGGAGCGTTAAAGAAAAAAGAGGCAGCTGTAGATTACGATAGTCGAGAAATGACTTTGCTTCAAAAGGCAGATTATGCCGCAGGATTATCAGAACAGTATAATGTTAAGATAGGTTACTTAAATGCAGAGGGTAAACCAACTACTGCAGAAGAGCTAGCAGCTGAATTAAATATGAATCTTGCAGAAGTAGTTACATTTGTCCAAGCAAACCCCGATTTAACGATGGGTGAGAATAATAAAATTTATAAGAATCAAGACTTTTTAATTAAAAAACAAGAAGATGGTAACTTTGCATTCCAAGGGGGAGCAGGAGTTTTAAATCAGGTGGCAGTGGCCGCTGCAAGTCTTTTAGGTTCAGATAGTGACCAATCAGAAAGAATACCAACAGTTGGAGCTCCCGATGTTAAATCGACTATAGATACACAATATAGTCTATTAGATGAACAACAACAAGCACAATTAAGCAACAATATATCTCCACAAGGTGTTGTAGATACTGCTAGGTATGAAAAACTAAGAAGAACTGACCCCGAGTTCCTTGAAGCAGTTAAGAACGAATATGGTATAAACGCACACTTCATGAGGAAGGATGCTAATGTAGACCAATTTGGAATGGTTGGTGATGTTCCTGTTACAAAATTGTTAATGTTAAACGAACAATATTTAAGGGAGATGAAACTCTATAGAACACAGTTAGATGATTTCATGTCTCAAGGACAAGTTAAAGATTATGGTAATAGTAATATTAATACCATCATGAATCAAGGTGGAAACGTTACTAATATTAGTTCAGGCACCCCAACTGCACAAGATGTAAACAATTTTTTCATGCCAACTCATGATAATGGTGTACCTAAGTATTAAACTGATAATCTAGTACAGACTCTTCTGTAAACTCAATCTCTTTTATCGTCTTCATAACTCTTTCACTGTTTGTATACATGTCAGGTCTATCCTCTTGAACATGCATCTCAATCATGTTAGGTGTCTCAACTGCAAACAAATCATTCCCACTTTTAGAATACAACTCTAACCAAGTATCAAAGTCTATTGATTCATTACGAAAGGTTGACACATCCCATAACACAAACTCTTGGTCTAACTTATTCAAGTGTATAAGTGCATGAACTCTATGGGTGCCTGGATGCACAATCCACTTATCATCTTTCATGTAAGCTTGTGGAGTTGAGTACAACCCCTTAGTTCTAATCTCATTGATTAACCATATGAGTTTAGTTGCATGGAAGTTCTGATTGTATTCATGAATATCCATCTTCTCTTTGAAGTTCTTTGCAACAACTGGTTCTAAGTCTTTGTGTTTCAGTAGATGTTTTGCATATGTGATATGTGCATCAGGTTTACGTTCCCATTTATTTTCAAGTGCTTCACCTAGTGTTACTAACTTAGGTCTAACATGAAACTCGTCAAAGATGACTCTGAGTTCATCTATATCCTTTTGAGTGTGTAAGTGTTTAATTATTTCCATTTAAGTATTCCTCTACTAACTTTATATCTTTGGGGGAGTCTACTGATAGACCCACATCATCTACATGCACCATCTGAACATCATAACCATTCTCTAAGTATCTCAACATCTCTACACTCTCAGATTTCTCTAAACTCTGCATAGGTAGTTCTCTGAATAGTTTAAGTCGTTCTTTAGAGAATGCATAGAGTCCTAGTTGTTGATAAACGTTTCCATTCTCATGTCGTGGAAAGGGTATACCGAGACGTGAGTAATACATTGCACAATGATATGAATTGAACACTACCTTCACTATATCATTATCCATAACCTTGTAGGGTTCGGTAATCTTGACATATGCATTTACAGTTCCGATATTAGGATTGAAGTATTCAATCATTCTATCAATTGCATCAGGGTCAATCAGGGGTTCGTCACCTTGGATGTTAACATAGATGTCTGCATCAAGTGTATCAAGTGTAAGTGCAATTCGGTCAGTCCCCGTTTCTACATCGTCATCTACCCTGATTACATTCAGGTCATTGTCATTACAGTAGTTCTCAATTCGGTCATCATCCGTAACCACGTAGACTTCGTCTAGTTTCTTCGACAACGATGCTCGGTCATAGACACGTTGTATCATTGGTTGGCCACTAATCATTGCAAGGGGTTTACCCTCGAATCTAGTTGAACCCCAACGGGAAGGTATTAGACCGACTGTATTGATTTTGCTCTGTTCCAACAACATTCTATTTCACCATATCCATATTCTGCAAATATAAAGTCCACACCCGATGCATCTGCACATTCTTTGTCTACTATCATGTCACCAACATAGACTGCATCACATGGACTTGTATTACAATGTGCAAGAGTATATAGTAGTTGGTCAGGTGAGGGTTTACCTCTTAGACCTTCAGTGGGACAACAGATAAAATCAAACTCAACATCTAGTTTAGATAGAATGTCATGTGTTCTATCTTTATGTTTGGATGTAACGACTGCAATCTTTTTACCTTGGGACTTAAGGTACTTTAAGTGTTGTTCCACACCATCATAGAACTTAATCAAGTCACTGTTTTCTTGAGAGTGGTAATTGTATTCCACCATTAGTTGGTCTTGGTCAGTAAGTATACCCATCTCAGTTAAGATATCTTTAAAGGGTTTACCGATAAGTTTAAAGTATTCCTCAAAGGGTCTACCAGTGTTAAGGGAGTTGAATGACTTCTCCATGTTCTCTTCTGAGTCAATCAAGACTCCATCTAAATCAAATACATATAATGTTTTCATTTCTTTTTTCCTTTCTTAGGTACTAAGTGGTCTTCAGTTAATATTCGGAACCCATACTTTCTATCGTTACAGTATTCATTTGCAGCTGCAAACTTTGCTTGATTGACAACGTAGGTTGCAACTTCGTTGAGGTAACGTTTGGTTTGTCGTTTAGGTTCCTTCGGGGGTTTGAGTTGTTTCTTGGGTTTAACCTCTATAATCTCACGGACTATTTGTCCCTTTGTGGTTACATACTTTATAAAGAAGTCAGGAAAGTATCTATGTACTCTTTTATCAACAGGTGATATGTAAGGAATTACAATTTCTTCACTTCCCCATTCGATAATTGCAGTGTTGTTATCACAATACATCATGAATCTTCGTTCCCAAAGAGAACGATAATAGATTTTTGTAGGGTCTCCTCTATATTTTTTGTAGTTCTTTGGTTTAAACTTCCCACTGTATGACATAAATAACAATACTATATTAACGAATATAACTATTTATACAGGACAAATGCATGGCATCTCTAGACAAACTACTAGGTAAAATTGAAAAAGCTCAGTCAGCAATCAAATCTTTCAAAGGAACAGTATCAAAATTCAAGAATCTAAACTTCAATTCATTGGTTGATGAACTTGCAGAACAGAAAGGTCTTGCAAATAGTATACTAGATGCACGAAGAAGTTCTCTGCAAAGACAGTTGTCTGCAAAGAACACATCCAAACGTGCATGTAAAGGTCTACCTGATGAGAACACTAAGGATTTTATGTATCCACAAGACTTGGATTTTCATGAAAATTATATAACCTTTAGGTCTAGACCTAGACAATTGCAATCTTTGAGTGATGGTACAACAGAAAGTCAAAGTGGTATACTAGGTAGAAGTGCAGAATTTGAAGTACATCTATACATTCCCGACACACTTCTATCCCAAGCAAATGTTCAATATAAACAAGAAAGTATGGGTGGTATTAATAGAGTTGTAACTGATTTAATTACAGACCCAGGCTCATTAGGTGGTACTGGAACTAAGGAAGCACTAGCAAATACGGCACTCAGTACTGCAGTGAAGTTTGCATCTACCCTAAGTGGGGGTGGAGTTGAAGCAAGAGCTGGTATTGCAATAAATCCTATGAAGGAAATGATGTTTGAGGGTATAGGATTCCGTTCATGGAACTTTACATATGAATTTTATCCTAGAAGTAATTGGGAAGCAGCGGAAATAAACCATATCATTTATGCATTTAGAACTGCTATGTTACCCGACACATTTAATTTTGATATGTTTGATGAGAGTGGAGAAAGTTCACAAAGGTTTCAAGACCAGTTCTTTAACTACCCCAATATATTTGATATAAGTTTTAACGGCCCGATTAAAGATAGAGTGGATGGGTTTCTTCCAGCAGTTTGCACTAAGTGTGATGTTGACCATACAGGTGGTCAGAAGTTCTCAGTATATGAAGATGGTCAACCTGTTAAATCTACCATGACATTAGAGTTTATGGAAATAAGGTTAATGACACAAAATAATTATCAAGCTCTTTCTCCCGTATCTAATAAAGGTGGTCTTCTTAAGTCAAATGATTCTTCTGTAATGGAAGGAGACCGAACAACTCTTGGTGACGTGAAGGACAATTATATAGAACTGGGAACAAAGGCAAAAGCAAAAATAGATAACTTGTTCGGTGGGGGTGATTAATCATGGCAAATGAACTTTTTCAAAACTTCCCCAATGTTGAGTATACACTTAATGATGGTAAGGTAATATCAATCAAAGACTTTTTCCGAAAGTCTAAAATAGAAACAGAAGCACTCGACAATATAGTTTCATACACTTACTATGAAATACAAGATGGTGAAAGACCCGATGTAGTTGCAACTAAACTATATGGTAATGGTGACTTGCATTGGACATTGTTCCTTGCAAACGAATTTACTAACTACAATGATTGGCATAAAGACAACCAAACCTTTGAGACATACATGAGTGAAAAGTATGAAGGTCAGTACCTAGTCGGAAATGAAACAACAGATATTATAACATCAACCAATAAGTTTTTACTAGGAGAGAAGATAACTTCAACAGGTAAAGAAGCACACGTAGTTAAGGTCGACCCAACTATGAAACGTATTGGTGTTATAGGAAATCAGTTTGTTGGTAATGATGTGGTAACAGGAAGTGTTAGTGGTAAGTCAATGACTGTACTTAATGCAATAGAACAGAGAGATGGTATTGCATATTATAAAGACCTCAATGGAGTTAGAAAGAACTTCTTTGAGAATGGGTTCTCTTCTGTATCTTTCTTTGATGAAGAATGGGAAACAAACGAAGCAAAAAGAAGAATAAGAGTAATACGTCCCGAATTGATTTCTGCAGTAGTTAATCAGTTTGAACGTATCATGTCAGTATAAACTATGAGTAGTAATCATAAAGCAGGTGAATTTTTCATTGAGGCAATATCAATTGTTACTCAAGCAGGTGATGTAGTTGATATAACAAAAATTTGTAGTAATTTTAGAATGTATGAAAGTATATACAAAATGTTTACAACTGCAGACATCATGGTTTTGGATGGAGTCAACTTACTTAAGAATTATGAGATTGTAGGACAGGAAAATGTAAGAATATCTGTAAGACAGAAAGAAGGTTTGGAAGATAAGTCTGATAACTCTCAATCTATAGATAGAACATTTAGAATTCATAAGATTCACAACATCCAACGTATAAACGAAACCACACAAGCCTATCAACTTTTGTGTCAAGACCCTAGAATGATGCAAGTACAGAAGGAAAGAATTTCTCAATGTCTCTATGGTTCTTACAGTGCAATGATATTGGGTATCCTAACTAACAGTATTAAATTAAGAAAGGAAGAGACCGAGGCATGGGTAGACACAATGCCTGCAAATAATCAATTCCTAGCACCCGACATGACTGTTTATAATTGTATTAAACATATGGTTAATAATGCAAATACTTCTCTAGATGCACCATGGAGAAACTCATGTTTCTTTTATCAAACACTCAATGGTGGTTTTAGATTCCATGATATTGCAGAAATGTATCAGAGAGAACATCCAGTTGTTTTTACTAGAGCTCCTAAGAATACAGATAAAGAGAATTATGACGTAAACATAAACTCTTTACGAGGATTAAATACACAAATATTAGAAATTCATAGACCACAAGCTTTCGATGCATTAACAGGTGTTACAAGTGGTATGTATGCGTCTACACTTAGAGTATGGAATCCAATAACACAAAGAGTAGAAGAACATATTTACAATATGAAAGATGCATTCAACAGGGATGGTCATATGCATAAACCTTCTGCACATATAGATGTCCAAGAAATTACTGCAACACCTGATGATGCAATAACAACATCAGACCAAAAGTATTCACAAACAGATATTCAACCTGCGGTAAATGAATCATTTGATTCTAAGATTGTTAATGTCGACACCATGGTTCATTCGTATGGTAATGCAACAACACTAGATGCACCACAACCTTTCTTAGGTGAAACATATGATGACAATGGTGTACTAGAAAGAAATGCATTGATGCATTTACTTCATCAAAATATGTATACAATAGTAATTCCATTTAGAACAGACTTAACTGTAGGAACAGTCGTTAAACTTATGATACCTGAACCTGAAACATCTAAACCTGAAGGTACAGTAGATAAGAAGAATGATAATAGATATCTAATAACTGAAATAAAACTTATGGGTAAACCAGCAGACAACCAAGGGACTTTAACAATGACTTGTGTTAGAGAAGGTATATCAAAAGAATTAGAACCGAGTGTAACAAAATGAGTCAACAAATACACCCGAGTATGATGAGTTTTTATGGAGTCGTAGAAGATAGACATGACCCTATGAAGATAGGTAGAGTTCGTGTTCGTATACATGGAATTCACAATGCAGATAAAACACAAATTGCAACACCTGATTTACCATGGGCCCAAGTTCTACTACCAACAACCTCAGCAGGTCTATCAGGATTTGGAACACAACATGGACTCGTAGAAGGGTCTACAGTATTTGGTTTCTTTAGAGATTCATCTCAACAGAACCCAATCATTACTGGAACAGTAGCAGGTATTCCACAAGAAGGATGGAAGGTTGATGTTACAGGTAAAGAAGTTGCACGTAGTGTGGAGACTGGGTTCAATGACCCAAGAAGGGTTGGTAAAGGAATCAGTGCATATACAGATACTATTGATGGAGTTGCAACTACTGAAAACCCTAATAGAAGTTGGGGACTAGAAGTAGGATTAGACGAATCTCCTCAGATACCTGAAAGTGTAACAATTGATTACTTTGGTCTAGGTTCTACTATCACGGAACCATCAACCAAAGAAACACCTTACTACCCATTAGAGTTTGGAGTAAGTGATGTAGATGCTGATGCAAGAGGTGATAACACTTATGAGTATGGATATAGGGATAGAAATTTTTCGATATTATTTGGTGGTAACAGATTAATACAGACTAAAGCCGAACCAGTTTACCCATTCAATAAAACACTAAAGACAGAGTCAGGACATCTACTTGAGTTAGACGATACAGTAGGTGCAGAAAGAATTGCAGTTGAACATCGTTCAGGAACATTCCATTCAATAGAACCCGATGGGTCACAAATGACTCAAGTGGTCAATGACCAATACACTGTAATATGCAAAGACAATGAAGTGCATATCGGTGGTAAAGTAAATGTTGTGATAATGGGTGACTCTAATATTAAGACATATGGTGATGTTAAATTAAAGGGTTATGGTAAAGGTGAGATTGATGTTACAGGAACAATGGATATTAAGTCAGGTGATAACATGACTATTCAATCTGCAAAAGTATTGTTCCTAAAAGGTCAAGTCGTACAACAAGGATAATTATAATGGCAGAAGAAAAGGTAGTTGTTACACCAGGCTTAGTTGTAGCTGAAACTGCAAATGCATTGAAGGTTGTATTACCTACTGCACTTCCATGTCCGACTGAGGACATATTCTCTATACCTTCAGTAGAAGATTTACTAAAACCTCTTTTAGAAATTGCACAACTTCCCGACAAGTTGGATGCAAAACTAGCTTTGATGAAGAAAGAGAAGGAAGAAGAGATAGTCCTACTCGTCAAGAAGTTAGAGAACCCCGACTTAACTGCAGAAGAAAGAGCTGCAATACTAGAAGAGATAAGAATTGCAGAAGACTATGTTGACAATGTTATTATGGGTGAACTCTTTGAACAGTTCAGAGACATAAAAAAATCTATTGAAAAGTATTTTGATAAATTACAAAAACTACTTAGTCCATATTGGAAAGAGTCCGAAGGGAAGAAAAATTTACAACAGGAACTTACGGATGCTATCGATGAGTTGGTTGCAGATTTTCATATGTATATTCCTAACAAAATATCAGAGTTGATAGGAAAAATTGTACCACTTAGTTTAACCATTAACATCCTAGGTTTATCAATTGATATTGTTAAATTGGTAACTACTCCTTCTTATAGGGATGAGATAACAGACCAAATAGCTGGGAAGAATTTTGTAACTCAAATTATATCTAAAAGAAAACGACTTGCAGAAGTTAACAAAGAGTTAATGAATGCAAAGAACATGACTGTAGAACAAATTGAGACATTAGAGAAACAGAAAGAACAACTAGAAAAAGAAATCCTTGCACTAGAAGAAAAGAGACGTGCATGGGTTGATAAGTTTTTTAATTTAGTTCCTGATGCAATCAGGAAGTTTGATGGTAAACTCTCAGAACTTAATGAAGATAGAAAGGCAAAACTCACATGGGACTACATCAAAACAGAAATTAAAGAATGGGTTACGAATGCACATATAAAAGCATTAGAGAAACTTATTGATTTGTTTGATGAGATATGGGACTTACTTGGATTACCCGAGTTACCAATATCATCTATACAAGAACTATTGACAATGGACATACCTGCGTTAATAGAAAAGGTCAAAGCATCCCTAAAGAGAAAGTTTCAAACTACTGCTAGTGAACTTAGAGAAAAGATTGCAGAGATTGATAAGAAACTGGAAACTGAAACCGACCCTGCTACGATTGATAAACTAAACGAAGAGAAGAGAGAACTAGAACAGAAACTTTTAGATGAGAAAGGAAAGTATCTAAGACAATTGGAAGAAGCAGTACTTGGATTTGAGATACCAATTATAGGAATGACCATTGAGGAGATAATAGGAAAGGATACTCGTACTAATTCAACCCTTGAAGAAAGACTACAAAGATTTGAAGAAAGGTTAGTAGACTTCAAAGAGAACTGGCAACAGAAACTTCTCTTTGCATGGGTCAAGTTAATAAAGAAATTCCTACAAGCAATCGGATTAGGTAAGTTAATCGATATGTTATTGTTAACTATGTGTGACTTCCTAAACCTAATTGGAAATCCATTTGCAGCTATGATTACTATACCTAATTTAGATGGTATAATAGATTCATCCACATACAAACCTACAGTTCGTGTTGCAAATAAGAGTGACAGTAGACTAGACTCAACATTAAAGGCCTCAGATGGAACTGCATTGGGTAATTCATTCCCTATCGATGGTAATAGTGGAGATTTATATGTATTTGTTAATGGAGTCAGACAAGTTGAGGGTTCTGCAGACAATGAGTTTAGTGTAGTTGGTAACAATATAGTTATGAACACATTATTAGATGAAGGTTTGGTTGTTTGTGCAATTAAGGTTCCAACTGATTAACGGAGTGTTATAAATAGAAGTATGGCAGTTAATATTAAATCAGAAGGCAAGAATGTTGCAACTCCGAACAGGTATAAAGACTTAGATATTTTCTTTACACCTCATCCAGTCACGGGTGACATAACAGTAAAAACTGATACGGATGCAATAAGACGTTCTGTAAGAAACATAGTCCTAACCAATAAATATGAGAGACCATTTAAACCAAATTTTGGTGGTTCTCTTAGAGACATGTTGTTCGAATTGGACACTATGCCGAAAATTAGAAGGGTAAAAGAACGAATAGTAAAAACTGTAGAAACATTTGAACCTAGAGTTAATAACGTATCAGTAATATTAGAAGAGAGTCAAAATACAAACACAATTAGATGTACTATATTCTATAATATCAACAATAGTGTATCTAATCAGAGAGTAGAATTCACACTAACAAGGGCAAGATAATGGCAGTAAACAGTTCACAAATAAACGTAACAGATTTAGACTTCGATAGTATCTCTGATAATCTTAAAAACTATCTTAAAGGACAGGACAAATTTAAAGACTATGACTTTGAAGGGTCTAGTATGTCTGTTCTTATTGACTTACTTTCATATGCATCACATATCGGTGCAGTGAACACTAATATTGCAGCCTCAGAATTATTTTTAGACTCTGCACAATTAAGAAAGAATGTAGTGTCTCGTGCAAAGGATTTAGGTTTTACACCTGCTTCGGAAGTGTGTGCAAGTGCAACAGTAGATGTAACAATTAATGATGTTAGAAACCCTGATGGAACTTACCCGACACCCACTCAGATGACTATGCCTAGAGGAACTATTTTCTCTACAACCTTTGATGGAGTTAACTACTACTTTGTGGTTACATCTTCAGCATTACCATCACAAAATAACACAACTTTCTTGTATTCAAATGTAGAAATAGTCCAAGGGACATATGCAACAGACCAATACGTGGTAGATACACAAATCAAAAACAATAAGTTTGTATTATCAAATGGAAGAGTAGACAAAGCAAGAATGGTAGTAAGTGTAAATTCAGGTGGTGTATCTGAAACTTTTGCACTTGCAACAGATGTATCTGCAATCAAATCTACTACAGCAGTTTACTACACTCAAGAAAACGAAGATGGATTTACCGAAATATATTTTGGTGACGGAGTACTAGGTAAAAAACTACTAGATGGTGATATCATAAGTGCAACATACATTATCGTAGATGCACAACACGCTAATGGTGCAAAAAGATTTGCACAACAAACTGCAATCAATAGTTATGCAAGTTCAACTGTAATCACTACTGTAAATGCAAATGGTGGTGCAGAGAAAGAAAGTATAGAGTCAATCAAGTTTAAGGCAAACAAATTTTACACTTCACAAAACAGACTTGTAACACTTAACGATTACAAAGCAAAAGTACAAGAGTATTATCCGAATGCAGATGCAGTTGCAGTATGGGGTGGTGAAGACAATGACCCACCAGTATATGGTAAAGTATTCGTTGCACTTAAACCTAAGAATGCAGATTACTTATCAGAAACAGAGAAGAAACAAATTAAAGGTCAACTTAACAAATTAAACATGTTAACTGTTAGACCCGAATTGATTGACCCCGAAATTGTTAAGATACTTATCTCAACAGTATTCAAGTATGATGCATCTAAGACAGATTTATCAATAGGTGAATTGCAAACATTAGTAACTGGTGCAATCAATGAGTTTGATAATACAAACCTAAAAGACTTTGATGCAGTATTCAGACATTCAAATCTATTGAAAGCAATTGACGATGCAGACAATTCAGTTCTATCCAATATTACAAACATTAGACTTAGGAAAGCAGCCCAAGCTAAGATTAATCAAGAAGTAGGTTATACAGTAGACTTTGGTAATGGATTCAATAATCCCCATTCAGGACACAATAAGGATGCTGGTGGTATTACAACTACTACTGGTTTCATGGTATCGGGAGATTCAGTCAACACACAATATTATGACGATGATGGAAGTGGTAACCTAAGACGTTACTATCTATCAGGGTCAACAAGAGTTTATCAGGATAATGAAGCTGGAACAGTGGATTATTCTAAAGGAAAGATTTCAATCAATGCCATCATGTTTACCTCAACAGTAAACGTTGATAGTACGATTGACTTTACAGTTATCCCATCAGGTAACGATGTAGTTGCAATTAGAGGTTCTCTAATTGACATATCAACATCTGATGTTAAGGTAACTGCTGAAGTAGACACCATCGCAAGTGGTGAAAGTAGTGCTGGAGTTGGGTATACATCCACCTCTAGTAGTTCATATTAATATGAATAAAGTGGTCTGAGATGGTAGGTTCCATGCTCAGAGTAGCATTCCATTAACTTGGTTTTTATAGGAGAAAAACAAAATGGCAGATAAAAAAATAAGTGCATTAACATCAGTTTCAGATAGTGATATCGGTGCAGATGATTTATTACACATTGTAGATAACCCAGGCGGAACACCTGTAAACAAGAAGATGACTATTGGTCAACTTTTTGAAAACATTCCAACTCACCTTGCAGTTGACGACATTACAACTTTGTCTTCAACAGCAGCTAACCTTGCTAGTTCTTTTGCATCTGCATTAGACCTTTCAGGTGCTGGTAGTGATATTGCGTTTACATTAGATAACGGAACAGACGTAGGTCAGTTAAAAATTATCTATATGAAAACTGCACCAGCTGGTTCGTATATGGCTGACATCACAGTAGAATCATGGGGATATTCCTCAGATGAAACTGAACAGATTAAGTTAAATGCGTTAGGTGATGCAGTAATATGTTTTTGGGATGGTTCCAAATGGTTCCCTATCACAAATCATGGTGCAACATTAACTTAATATAGGATAACCATAAATGTCACATACAGATTATGTCAGTGAACGTTTAAGTCACAGACTTCCAACTTTATTACCCGAGTATTTAAAGGAAGAAGCACCTGCGTTTGAACAATTCATCCGTGCATATTTTGAATTCTTAGAAGCAGAGATAATTACTCTAGATTCTCAGAGTGACATTGATGGTATTTTATTAGAAGACAGTCAGGGTTCCATCTTTTTGGAACCCGAAACTGTTGGTGCAACACCCGACAGAGATATTTCCAAGATTGTCAATGAGGCATCTATTGGAAACACTAATTCAACTGCAGACCCATATGTTGTCGGAGAGTACATCTTCGGAAAGACAACAGGTGCAGTTGCACGTATTGAAGTCATTAATAAAAATGTCTTATACGTCAAATCAATTTCAGGAAATGGTTTTAAAAGTAATGAAACCATTGAAGGTAGGAACACAAAACAAACTGCAGTAATTAAAACATACAAAGAAAATTCTATACTTGCAAATAACAAGTTACTAGACTATTCGGATATCGACCATACTTCAGAAGAGTTTCTACAATATTACCAAAACGACTTTATTCCATCATTAGATTTATCATCTACACAGAATAAACGTCTTACAGTTAAAAATATAAACGACCTTTATCAAAAGAAAGGTACTGCAGAGTCTTTACAATTCTTAATGAGAATAATGTTTGGACAGGATGCAGAGGTCAGATATCCAATTGACGAGACATCACATGTCTCCGAATCAGATTACAGTCAAAGAAGAAGGATGGTGGTTCAACTAACGAACTCAAACCTACTTCCAAAGTCAACAGATAAAATACAACACCTAAGAAGTTCAGATTCGTTTGTTCTTGCAGAGTCTATTATAGAACAGGTGTTTACCTTAGACGCTGCAGAAGGTATCTATTCATTAGAGATAATGGATAACCATGTTGGAACCTTTGAGAAAGGTGTATTCGTTACATTCCTTGACAGAGACGGAATAACAGAGTATACTGGTACAACATTAGGTGTAATAAATGGAGTAGATTTCAATGAGTCGTCCATCTACATCGAACATGATGATAGTGGAGTCATATCTACCGAAGATGGTGATGGTATTCTGTTTGAAGAAACAGGTGCTGGTTCACTATACACATTAAATGATAGGATTAATTTTGTTGGTCAGAAACTAGACTCAGGTGTAGTTGAAGCAAAATCAATAGTCGATGGTATCACTTCAGGTGGTGTCGAACACATATACATTGAAGATGGTGGAACAGGTTTCCATAACACTTATAGTGCAACAACTAAAGGAACAGTTGATAGCATGAGGTCAGAGGATGGTGAAGACTATGTTGTCATGGAAGACAGTGCAAACATCATTACCGAAACCTCTAAAGCATCTACACTAGTATCATTTGACAGTGCATTAGACACTGCAATAAAAGAAGGACACACTGTATTTGGAACTAATGTAGATACAGTAAAAGTAGTTTCCATTGCAGACGATAGAAAATCTATAGTAGTTTCCAAACCAATATCTTTATCTACCGACTCTATAATTCAAGTCGGTCTACCTCAAATGGTAGTGTTTGATAATACAGATACAGGTGGTTCGGGGGCAGAGGCCTTTATCGGTTCGGTTGGTGATGAAGTAATACAAGAGAATGCATCACACTATGGTCAGTTTACATATACTGCAACTGCAAACCAAACACTATTCAATGGTAAAGATGATTTAAATAGAAGAATGTTCTTCAATGATGGAACAGTTCAAGTGTTTGTTGATGGTGTAAAGAGAGACCCGTTAAATGCAACATCGGGTTATACACATAAGAACGATAGAGTGACATTTATCAATGGTTTATCAGCAGGTGCAATAGTAGACATATACAGAGAGTTCAATAACGTCTTATACGAAGACGGAACACGAATGAACTTAGAAACTACTGAATCTAATATCAGAAGTATCTTCATAAACAACCAAGGAACAGGTTATAAAATAGTTCCTAAAGTATATACAGGTGGTTACATCTACTTTAAAACTTCTGCAGAAGTAAATCAATATGAAAAAGCAGAAGGTCTAACAGGTGGTACATCAAATGCAACTGGTAAAGTATTAAGACTTGAACCCAACAATAAGAGAATAGTAGTATCAAGAGACTCAACAGATACAGGAACCTTTGTAGCAGGTGAGATAATTAACGGAACAACTGCAGTCAATGTTGCAACTCAAGTCAATGTAACTAGTGGAACTGGTGCAAAGATATTTGCATGGTCAAGTAAGATTGGTGGTATTACCTCAGTCAACTTTGAAAGTCAAGGATATAACTTTGATTCAAATGGTGTGTTAGGTTCATCTTCACAACATAATATGTTGATTGAAACACCGACTGCAATTCCAACAAAAGATTTAGTACTAACTGGACAAGTATCAGGAACAACTGCAACTGCAGTATCTTATGATGCAGATAGACACATACTAAAATACTCATCATTAAATGGAGAGTTTGTTGATGGTGAACAAGTAAAATACAACAATACAGATTATTTTCATATCCTAAAAACACAAAGATTTAATGGTCAAGGTGTTATGGGTGGTGAAGGTATTATAGAAAGACAGTTCTTAGGAGATAGAGGTCAAGCAAGTTCAAGTGTTGCAAATATACAAGATGGATATCTCTATCAATCTCACTCATATGTTATCAAAGTCGGTGAGTCTATTAACAAATACAGGTCAGCAGTTAAAGACCTACTTCACCCAGCAGGACACATCTTCTTTGGTGAGGTTGCAATTAAGAATAATATATCTGCAGTACCTGAAAATCAATTTAAATTTGTACCTACCATTGTAATATATGGAGAACCTACACTAGGTGTTGCAAATGCATTTACAAATTCAAGTAGAAGAATACAGTTATACACACTAGACTCTGAAATGAATGACCCACTTGTTGTTCTTAGAGCATGTGGGGTTCCCTCACCCGAAACAAACCCTGTAACTGGGGGTGCAATTCTACCATATCAGAAAGTTAATGGTGTAGAAAGTGGTAGAGGAACAGAAGTCGGAGACTCTATGATGAGAAGTCGTCATATGAACATTCTGAAAATTGTATCTAAGAATATGGCAATAACCCAGTCTTCACCAAGAATTGATGGAGTAATGTCAGTATTAAATATTGCAACTGCAAATAATGGTTATCTTAGAGTTGAAACCGAGAGAAGACCATCCGACCAAGGTAAGGTATTCCAAATATGGGAACCTAACAATGAAGTGTTAATCCTTGAAAGTGGTGGACTTATAGAACTTGAAGAAGAGGCTTGCATCTTAAGGTTTGAACCCGATAAGGATGCAGAAGTTAAAGGTGACTATGGTGAGAGAATCATATCCGAGGATGGAACAGAACTTTTACGTTTAGAAAGTGCAACAACAGTTGAACCAGTACACTACTTTACGTCAGAAAGAAACATTGAGTACACTGGAAAGTATATGTATTTTGAAGACCACGATAGGATTGTATCTGAAAGTGGTGAACCAATCATCCAAGACGACAGTAGTGGTGGAAATTTATCATCATTCGTTCCACTTGGTAGTACAATTAGAACTATAAATACAATTGCAAGACAAAATACATATGATATATCATATTATTTGAAAGATGAAACTAACAATGACGATATTGTATTAGAAGATGGAAGTGGTAATGTAATGGTTGAAGGTGCAAAGTCCGAAGGACTCAAAATATCCGACCTAGACAACATGTATCCGAAGTTTTACATAGCGGATTATGAAAATCATCAAAGAAAAAGAACAAATTTAACATTTAGTGCATATATAAAGTCTGCATAGTGTTATAAATAGTATTAAATATCTTAGGAGATAAAATAAAATGGCAGCAATAATTACAGAAAAGTTTAGAGTACATAACGCTAGACAATTCAAAGAAGATTTTGGAGAGGCAGCTTCAAACACTTACATATTCATAGGACGTTCATACCCATGGACTGATGATACAGTTCCACCAACACCTGCCAATGCAGTTGGTGAAGAAATCGATGCATGGTCAGATATGATTGCAATGAAGGAAGTAACTTCTGCAGATGTATCCCATGGTTTAACAAGATATGATTGGGACATCAATGGTGCAACTAAGTATGATGAATACTCACATGATGTTTCAGCTGCAAATCCATCATCAGCTACAAGTGCAACTAACTTGTATGATGCAAGATTCTTTGTTATAACAGAAGACTACAATGTATACAAATGTATTAGAAGTGGAAGAAATAGTTCAGGTGTTGTTGTTAACTCAACAGAAAAACCTTCAGGAACTAGTCCAACTTCTCTAGTAACAACAACTGATACCGACGCTGCCGCGGGTAGAGGTTATATTTGGAAATACATGTATACTGTAACTGCATCAGATACAATCAAATTTGTAACAAACGACTTCATTCCAATTAAAACACTGGGTGCTCAAACAGAAATCAATGGTGATTTAGGTGCATTCGGTTCAGCAGGAACAGATGATGGTTCTGCACAATACGATGTTGAAAACCAAGCAGTTGATGGTGCAGTTCACCATGTACACGTAAGTGCAGCTGGTTCAGGTTACGTTGGAAACAGTGGAACACATAACTACACTGGTATAACTATCGATGGAGATGGTTCAGGTGGACTATGTACAGTTCACGTTGTATCAGAACAGGTTTCACATATTACAGTAACAACGCCAGGAACAGGATATAAACGTGCATCAATTGATATTGCAAATATATCAGGTATCGGTAGTGGTAGTGGTGCAAGTGCAAAAGTTATCATCTCTCCTTTATATGGACATGGTGCAGACCCAGTTTCAGAACTAGGTGGAAACTATGTAATCGTAAACTCAAGATTAGAGTTTGCTGAAGGTTCGGGTGACTTCCCAACAGACAATGATTTCAGAAGAGTTGGTTTAATACAAGACCCATTCAATGTTGGAACAACAACAGTTGCAACAGCATCTACATTGACTGCATATAACCAGTTCTCATGTTCAAGTGTTGCATCTTTAAGTATTGATGATACTATATTGAATGCAAACTCAAATGGAGCTGCAGTTGCAGTTGCAAAGGTTGTGTCATTAAGTACTTCAGGAAACATAGTTAAGTACACTACTATCGCAAATAATGGTGGTGAGTATGTAAACTTTACAAATGGTGACCAAGTTTATGTAGATGGTTCAAGTGTTGCAACAACAGTAGCACTAAGTGCATCACATCCCGAAGTTCAAAGATATTCAGGTGAAATCATGTATATTGAAAACAGAGGTGCAGTGACTAGAGCAGCTGACCAAATCGAAGATATTAAATTAATTATAGAAATGTAATTTACGGGGTTCTTAGAACCCCAACAAACAATTGGAAATACTATGCCTGAAAAGACAGACTTAAATATATCACCTTATTACGATGACTACTCAGAGGATAAGAACTTTCATAAGGTTCTTTATCGTGCTGGTCGTCCTATTCAAGCAAGAGAGTTAACTCAATCTCAATCAATTTTACAAAATCAAATTGAGAGATTTGGTGACCACATGTTTGAAGAGGGTTCTATTGTTCAAGGAGCTCAAACAGATGTCGACATGGAAATGTACTATGTCAAAGTCAAGAGTGCAAATCCGAATGATAGTGGAACTGCAACATCTGAGACTTATAGAACGTCTTTCCATGGTAAACTTGTCATCGGTCAAACTTCAGGAGTAGTTGCAAAGGTATTATCATCAAGTGCAGAAACTTCAACAGATAAGATGACCTTGTTTGTTAAGTATATGAGACAGGGAACAGATTCTGCAAACTCATTTAAATTTACTGCAAACGAAGAACTACGTGAATGTCAAGTAGATTCAGGTGGAACATATTCAGAAGTATCAAACAATAACGAATTCCAAGTAGAAACTACAGCAAATGCACCTTGTGGTATTGGTTCAATGTCAAAAATATCAGAAGGTATTATATATCTTAGGGGTTTCTTTGTCAAGGTTGATGCACAAGAATTAATACTAGAGAAGTATTCATTCAAACCATCATATAGAATTGGTTTGACAATTACAGAAAGTATGGTAGACTCATCTTCTGATACCTCTTTACAAGATAATTCAACAGGTACATCAAACGAAAACGCTGCTGGTGCAGATAGACTTAAAGTTGGATTAACACTTTCTAAGTTCACCATTACAGAAACTACAGATGCAAACTTTGTAGAACTTGCAAGAGTTAATCAAGGTGTCATTGAGATGAAGGTCAATAGACCTATGTACAATGCAATTGAAAACACACTTGCAAGAAGAACATTCGATGCAAATGGTGATTTTATTGTAACACAATTCACTCAATCAATGAGAGAACATTTAGATAACACTATTAACAGAGGGTTCTATCCTGCTAAAAATGGTGGAGATGAAAGTCAATTTGTTATGCAAATATCGCCAGGTAAAGCATACGTTAGAGGTTATGAGATTGATAAGATTGGAACAACAACAGTTCCATTCCCAAAAGCAAGAACAACTAAGTCACTTGCAAACACTAAGACACCTATTAGATTAGGAAACAAATTAAAAGTTAAAAATGCACACTCATTTCCCGAGTTTGGTAATGAGTCTTCAGGACAATCACAATCACCTTTCGGTGTTGTAAAGATTTATGATGCAGTTGTAGCTTCAGTAGGAACAGAGAATGCAAGTGGACATATTGGTTTTGCAAGAGTAAGAGATATTGACCATAAGTCAGGAACTTCATCAAGTGGAGTATTTGCAAATAGTTCTATCTTTAACATGTACATGTTCGATATTAAGATGTTCACAAAACTTACTGGAACTGCAAGTGGAACAATCAATGTTGGTGATAAAGTAACAGGAAACGAAAGTAATGCAACTGGTATAGTTGCATATAAATCTAGTAATGACCTTTATCTACATGACGTAATAGGTTCATTCTTAACTTCAGGTACAGAAGATTTAACATTTGGAAACTCAACAGGTAGTTTTGCAAACATATCTGCAGTAAGAAGTTATAATATTGATAGAGCAAGGTCTCTATTCCAAGCACCAAAAGTCGGTGGTTCTGCACAAAAATTTACTGCAGACATTAGTTTAGATGCAGACAAAGTGTTGAGTGGAACAATTAACATGACTCTTAATAGTCAAACTGTAACAGGTTTTGGAACAAGATTCTCTGCAGAATTAAAAGAAGGAGATGTCCTAGTTGATGGTGTTGGTAACGAAAGAATTATTCAGTCGTTCAATGCAGACTTTAGTGAGATTACTTTAAGTGTAGCTGCTCCAGTAACTTATAGTGGTAACGTAACAAGAAGACGTGCAAAACTAGATGACCAAGACCAAACTGCAAACATATTTGCATGGCCTAGAAACTGGGTTAAGACACATGATGCAGACTTTATAAAAGTAAGAAGACAACAAACAGAAACAATTTCATCTTCAGGTGCAATACAAATATCACAAACAGATGGTGCATTTGAAGCTAGAAATGCAGACAACTTTAGTATATCAGTTGTAGATGTAACTGGTGCAACTTCACCAACACTAGGAAATGGTGACATACTAAACATAGAAGATTATACAAGTGCATCTCCTACAGAAAATGGAGATGGTCAGAACATTTCAATCTCAGGATTTGGAGCTGCAAACGAAGATGTTATTCTTAAAGTAACATACTCTATTTTAATTGCAGACCCCGATGCAAGAAGTAAAGACCATAGAAAAGGAAGAGTTCTAAAAGTAAGTGGAGATAGAAGTGGTTCTTACACTGGTGTGTATGGTTCTGCATTTGCAGATAAAGAAATTACACTAGGTGTTGCAGACGTATTTAAGATACATGCTATCTATGAAGGAACAGGGGGAACAACACCTCTTTCTCCTAACGCAACATTTGCTAATACAGTAGGAACGTTTGCAAACTATGAGACAATCGTAGGACAAACATCAGATGCACGTGCAGTCATTATAGACTTTAACGCAGGTGCAACATCATATTACTATATGATATCAGGAGTATTTACCGAAGATGAGTCTATTGTAGGACAAACTTCAGGTGCAACAGGAACAGTAGATAGTGTATCACAAGGTTCACCAAATATCAAAAACAGATACTTCTTTGACAATGGTCAAAGAGATGGTTACTATGACTTAGGTAAAATATCACTTAAGCCTGGCGAACCAGCACCTTCAAACTCTATTATTATAGTGTTTGATTACTTTGAAGCAGGAGCAGGTGACTTCTTTGACGTTGGTTCTTATGACGAGAGTCTTTATAAAGAGATTCCAGTTTACTCACCAAACAAAGTAGACTTGGGTGGATTAGAACCCGATGGAACATTTGAACTTTCAGATTGTGTTGACTTTAGACCAGTTGCTGGTATTGTTCACAATGATACTGATTTTGGAACTGCACCTATGAATGTTGCAAGTCCAACCGACTTATCAACTGCAATTCAGTTTGCACCATTCGGATATGAAACTGGAACAAGTTTCGATAGTTCTAGAACAGGTATTTCACAAACTAATGCATCAACACCCGATACACCTATCAATGGTTCAACAGTTCAAGGTGATATCACTTTCTATGTTGGAAGAATTGATAAACTATTCTTACATCAATCAGGTATATTCCAAATAGCAACAGGGATACCAGCTTTATCTCCAACCAAACCAAAGGTTATTGATAATGCAATTGAACTATTCGAATTACAAATACCACCTTACACTGCAAAACTTGACAGTATAAGAGTAAGGTCACAAGACCATAGACGATATACCATGAAGGATATCGGTAAGATAAACAACAGGGTTACTAACCTTGAAAGAGTTACATCTCTTTCTTTATTAGAAAAAGATACACAAACAAAACAGATACTAGATGCAGATGGATTCGATAGATTCAAGTCAGGTTTCTTAGTTGATAACTTTAGAGGTCATAAGATTGGTGATGTAAATCATCCCGACTATAGAGTTGCTATTGACACTAAACTAGGTGTACTAAGACCACAATCTTATTCACAATTCTTTGACATGACACTGAATACTGCATCATCTCAAAACTTCACACAAACTGGTGATTTAATCACCTTACCATATAGTGAAGTTAGTTATGTTAACCAAAATAAAGCATCAAGACATATTAATGTTAACCCATACCATGTGTTTGCATTTATTGGAACTATAAAGTTAACACCCGAATCAGATATTTGGAATGATAGTGAAAGACTACCTGAAGTTAAAATCAACAGAGAAGGTAACTTTGATGCAGTCATGTCAGAAAATGCTAATGCAATGGGAACAGTTTGGAACTCATGGCAAACCACATGGGCAGGAGAACCTTCAGTAGTTTCATCAGAGGTATCTGCAACTTCTAATGGTTCATGGAGTGGAGACCCATCACAAGGTGGTGAATGGGTAGCAGGACTTGAGATTACTAGAGAGATTACAGAGACACCTGAAATACAAACAAGAACAGGTGTAACTACAAGTGTTGTAGAAGATATTGTTGAAACAAGAAATGATAGAATTGTAAGTGTTGCACTTATACCTTTCATTCGTTCAAGAACGATTGAGATTGATGCAACAAACTTGAAACCAAATTCAAACCATTACTTCTACTTCGATAATATTGCAGTAGACAAATATGTTAGACCACATAGTGCAACATATTCACAAGACAGTGGTGTAACAACAACATCATATTGTAAAACAGATGGTAATGGTAGACTTAGAGCATTCTTTACAATACCTAATAATGATACAGAAAGGTTCCCAACAGGACAAAGAGAGTTAAGAGTAACATCTTCTTTCTATAACCTAAGTAACCCTGCGTCTAATGGTAGTGGAATGTATCAAGCACAAGGATTATTGCAATCATCACAAACAGAGATTACTGCTACAAGAAATGGTAGAGTTATTCTTGACAGAGTTAGGGGTGAGAGAACAATTAATAGAAGAGGTGAAAGACTTGCAACATCAACATTTGATGAGAATGCACCACCAATACCAGTTGACCAAACACCACCAATTCTTGACCCAATTGATGAGTTACCACCAGTACCACCTAGAGGGCCGCTAATACCACCACCACCGCCACCGCCACCACCAATTATACCACCAGTATTACCACCAGTAATTGATAGACCAGTGCCGATAGAACTACCAATCATAATAGACGATAGGGGCCCTAATGTCAGAGACTTCATGTTAGTACCTGATGGAAGGTTTGTGAGTTCAAGATTAGAAAGAGGTTGGGGTGACCCACTCGCACAATCATTCTTGGTTGAAGCAGCGGGTGGAATGATGATGTCATCAATAGACATATTCTTCCAATCAAAAGACGCTAACTTACCAGTATCAGTAGATATAAGAAACATGGTAAATGGATATCCTGGCCAGACAATATTACCATTCTCAACAGTGACTAAAAATCCTGAAGATGTTAATGTCTCAGAAGATGGTGCAACTGCAACAACATTTACATTTGACTCACCAGTTCTTCTAGAAGAAGATTGTGAATATTGTTTCGTAGTATACTCAAACTCAAATGAATATGAGTGTTTCATATCTAGAATGGGTGAAACAGACCTTGCAACAAGTCAAACAATTAGTGGACAACCATACGCAGGTTCGTTGTTTATGTCTCAGAATGCATCCACATGGACTGCAGAACAGACTGATGACCTCAAGTTTAACATGAAGATTGCTAAATTTGATACATCTAAAACCCCTGTATTATACTTTGAAAATAATGACTTGTCAAGTGCAAAATTACAAGAGAGTCCAATAGAAACATTTAGTGGACAAACATATGTTAAGGTATACAACTATATGCATGGTATGTACAACACTGCATCTAATGTAACACTTTCGGGTGTAACAGGAGATAAGACAGGTTGTGTTATGACTATAGGAACACCTAGTGTAACAGGAACACCTAATAATGGAACCTTTACGGGTAAAGCATCAACAGGTGGAACAGGAACAGGATTGACATTCGATATAACTGTAGTTGACAATGCAATAACAAGTTGTACAATTGCAACTACTGGAAGTGGATATACAGCTGCAGACTCAATCACTATTACAGATTTTGATGGTGCAACTACAGCTGATGCAACTGTAACAGTAAGTACTGTTGAAGACACATTAGGTGGAATACCAGTTAATGCAATTAACAAAACATTTACTACAATTGCAAATATGGGTATCGACTCATTCACTGTAGTACCCGACTTGTCACCATATAACCTTAAAACAAGTTATGCATCTGATGACTCAACATTGGGTGGTGGTGCAAATGTAATGTCAACACGAAACTATTACTTTGATGCAATTCATACAATGATACCAAATGTTCAATTAAAGAACACTAATATCTTTGTTGCAGTTAAGACAACCCCTATGAATTCACCTGAAGGGTCAATCAGTGGAACAGTATATTCTAGAAGAACAAGTTCAGAGTTTATAACACTGAATGATAACGTGTTCTTTGATTCACCAAGTATTATTGCATCTCCAATTAATGAAGTAAGTGAAATGTCAAGTACTAAATCATTTGAATGTGCAGTACAATTACAATCATACAACCCTAATTTATCCCCAATTATTGATACAGGGTCTATTGGTGCAATTGCAATTGCAAACAGACTAAACAACATAGATACCAGTGCAGATGTACCTACAGGAACCACGTATGTGAGTTCTAACGAACCCGAAGGAGATAACAATGCAATGGTGTACGTCACACGTAAGGTGAACCTTAAAACACCTGCTAGTTCAATTAGAGTAACAGCAGATGTCTTTAGACCACCTACAACAGATGTGAAGTTTATGTATAAGATTATTAAGAACGATGAAGACACACCATTAGATGATATCGGTTTCTCATACTTTAATACAGATGGTTCACCCGATATATCAACAGAAGCAGATGCAAGAAACTTTAAAGAATATGAATTCACTGCAGATGATTTGCCTGAGTTTAGTTCATTCATTATTAAAATCGTAGGACAAGGAGAAAGTACATCAGTAGTACCATTGGTATCTGCATTGAGATGTATTGCACTTGCAACGTAATGGGAGTAAAGGTAGACGGACACTCAAAACTAGAACGAGATGAGAGTTCACACGCAATAGTTAATACTGATATGGAACAGTATAGACTTGCAAAGAAACGAAAAGAAGTATTTCATAATCAAAAAAATGAAATAAATACATTAAAGGAAGAAGTATCTGAAATAAAAGGACTTCTTCAGAATATTTTAGGAAAATTAAATGGCTAAGACTGTAGACACATTCAGTACTATTGAAGACTTCAGAGTCAGGTATAACGAACTTGCAACTGATGTCGGAGATAAGTCGGGACTAAGAACTCAACAAACGGGTACTATTATTGATGCTGTAAATTCTATAGAAGATAAATCATTCTTCTTCCAAGAGTTTATTTACAATGTAACATCATCACAAACAGTATTCAATGGAGACGATGCATTTGATAATTCCTTACTTTTCAGAAGAGATAGAATTCAAGTATTCCATATAGATGGTGGAGTAAGTAAACACTTACTAGAGGGTAATGACTACTCTATTGCATCAGCTGATGGAAATCTTCATAAAGAAATTCAATTAAACGTAGCTGCAGAAAGTGGAGATAAACTAGTTGTTTACTCATTCACTGGTTCTTACTTAGGAACTGTTTCAAGTGGAACAGGTGCAGTTGGATACTTCTCAGAAACATCTGCAAACACAATCTATAATAACAATGATAGTGGAATAATTTTAAATGGAACTTCAGTAGGAAGAACTACATCACTTGAATCAGGTTATGAAATACAATTAGCAGGTGAAACATACGTAGAAGATAACGTAACACTTGCAACAAGTAAGACACTTACTGCACCTACTTTGACTACAGGTGGTGCATCTATTACAGGAACAACTGGAACAGGATTTACAAACATAACATCCACATTGTTTAGTGGTAATGTTAATGGTACAACTGCAACCTTATCGGGTACAGTTACTGGTGGTTCTTTAACAGATGGTACTTTAACTTCTACAGGTGGTACTATTACTGGTGCAGCTTCTATTACATCTACAAAATTCGTAGGTGATGTCTATAAAGATGATGGAACCACAAAGATTTTAGAAAACTCAACGGGTGCATTGACTGGTACAGTATCTAGTTTATCAAACCATGATACCGATGACCTTTCAGAAGGTACTGCAAAATTCTTTACTGATGCAAGAGCAAGAAGTGCAATTAGTGTTGGTGGAGATTTAACATATAATAGTAGTACAGGTGTGATTTCCTTTACTCAAACTGAAGGTGATATCACTGCAATTACTACAAATAGTAGTAGTGGTTTGTCAGGTGGAGTCACAGTAGGAGCAGCTTCTTTGTCTGTAAATACATCGAATGGTGTGAAAAAAGTAAGTAATAATGTAGTTTTAGATTATGAGACTGTAAGTTCTGCACCAAGTAGTGTTGGTTCAACTTCAACTGGTCACTTATGGTTTGTGATATGATATGTCAGACGAAATATATTTAAATACTGGTACAACGATACAACAGCCCTATCAAGCACAAGGGCCTGCTAACGCACGACAACCCGTTATTGCACAACAGGTTAGAACCTATACTGCTAATGCAAGACAACCTAGTGAGTATCAGACTCGTACACCATTTACATATAGAAATCCAAGTAATGCACGTCAACCTAGTATAAGGAATACACAAAGTCCTTTTACATATGCAAGACAAGGTCAATCACCATTTACGTATAACTTTAGGTCACCTAGTACATATACAAGACAGGGTCAAACACCATTTACATACAGTCATAGACAACCTATAACATATGCAAGACAGGGTCAAACACCATTTACGTATGATTATCAGTCACCTTCAACATATAGAACCCCTGTAAATCAACAAGAACCTAATATAAGGGATAAACAATCTCCTTTTACATATGGTCATCCAGCAGCTGCCCAATCACCTTTTACATATGTCTATAGAAGTCCGTTTACGTATCAAAGAACTGGTCAGTCACCATTTACATATCAAGCAACTGGGACAACACCAGTAATATACAGTTACCAACAACCTTTTCCGTATATTGCAAATGGACAGCAACCAAACATAAGGAATGCACAACAACCATATCCATATAGTACTGTACAAGCATCTTCTACTCAGCAACCAACTTTAGCAAGTGGAAGACAACCTTACATATATGCAGCGTACACTTATCACAATACTGGTTCTACAGGAACTACTGCCCCAGTATACCAAATAGATGTTAGTTCAGGTGACCAAAATGCTGCCAATGCTTATATTTGGGTTAAAACTGTAGGAAGTAATTTAGAAGTATATGTATCTGCATCCTTTGACGATTATGCTGACTTTACATCAACAAGTGGTGGCAGTGGGAGTATAAGTTCTCAAACTAATTATAAAGTTGCAACATTGGTAGATGGAGCTGGGTATAAAGTAAGATATACAGCAGGTAGTTTCTATGGTATAACACAAGAGGGTGGTGAACCTACAGTACTACCATCTATAACTCCTGTTAATGTTCCAAACTCAACCAGTACAACTGGTGGTGTTACTATAGGAACAAGCACACTTTGGGGGGCAGGTAATGTTCATTATGTACGTTCTAGAGTTGTTGCTATACCAGACTCAGCCTTTGATGGAATCGGAAGTGCTGGTGCGTCTGTAGATATAAATCTATTCTTTGATAAAACAGGAGCTACAACTATCTCATACCCAATTTCAATGATGTGTGAAACAGATTTCCCTGTAATAGAAGAAGAAGAGGAAGAAGGAGCATAAACCATGCCTACAGGACAACAACCATATATATACCAACACCAAGTCCAGTTCCAACAGGTAACTATTACTGAGCTTCAAGGACAGTCTCCTTTTACGTATCAACATCAGTCTCCTTTTACTTATCAAAGTTCAGGAAGAAATCCTATTGCTAATGTATCTAGACAACAGCCTTTTCCGTATATTGCAAATGGACAGCAACCTTATCCATATATTGCAAATGGACAAGAACCAAACATAAGGAATGCACAACAACAGTTCTTTTATCAAGACCAAAGGAATGCAAGACAACCTGTTATCTATCAATATAGGTCTCCACTTACATATAGAAATCCTGTTAATGCACAAAATCCTATAAGTGGAGTTAATGCACAACAACCTTACCCTTACATTGCAAATGGTCAAAGTCCATATATTGCAGATGCACAACAACCATATCCGTATACTGCAAATGCACAAAATCCAAGTATCGAATCTGCACAACAACCTTATCCATATATTGCAAATGCAAGAGACCCTAGTACATATCAACATCAGTCTCCACTTACGTATAGGAATCCTGTATCGGGTCAACAACCTCATATTGTAAATAAACAATCACCATTTTTCTATACAGGTTTTTACCAAGTAGCGTATGCATATAGAAGTCCATTCATTGCACAAGTGCAACAACCCTCAACTAGACCTGTAGGCCCAGTTGCAAAAGTAAAAGGAATATACCGAAATAATAACGGAACTGTAGAGAAAGTAAACCAAGTATATGTAAATGATGGTGGTTCTTTAGAAAAAATTCATCAATCTGTACCTACTGCTCAGTTTCAGAAATAATTCTGTATAAATAGTTATATGGCTATACTTGCAAACTTATTCATCGACCAAGGCACCGACTTTTCTATTACTGTAGATGTAACAGATAGTAATGGTGAAATTTTAAATATGTCAGGATATTCTTCTGCTGGTCAAATTAGAAAGACTTATGAGTCTTCAACAGTAAGTGCAACATTCACCACTTCTATATCTGCAGCTGCTGGTCAAGTTACCTTATCTTTAAATGATACAGTAACATCAGCATTAGGTGCTGGAAGATATGTTTATGACCTAAACGTCACATCAAGTGGTGGAGTTACAACAAGAGTAGTTGAAGGACAAGCAATTGTAACGCCAGGTGTAACGAGGTAAATCATGGCAATAAAAGGAACATTAAGTAGAGTAGCAACCATAGGTGGTAGAGTCGCAGGTGCAACCAATGTCCGTGCAAAACAAGTAGCAATCGGAACTGGTGCTGGTGCAGACCTTTCTGCAAAATCAATCAACGACCTTGCAGACGTAACTGCATCTGAAACAGATGATGGACTCTTATCATATGATGCAACATCAGATAAATGGACTACAACTACAGTTTTAGATGGTGGAACATTCTAAAACACTAAATAACTATACAAATCAAGGATACCAACCAGTGAAGGTATCGACCCTCATAGTGAGAGGATAGAATTTTATATATTATGTAATCACGACCTCGACAGTGACAGGTCATTTAAAATAACTCAATTTTTATAGGAAAATAAAAATGGCAACAGTAATTCAAATTAAAAGAAGTACAGCGTTATCAGCACCAGCAATCTCAGATTTAGCGGAAGGTGAATTAGCGTACGTACAGGATAGAGCGAATTCAGGTGCTGGAGCAAAATTATACATCGAATCTGTAGATTCTGATAACAGTACTCCATTAATACAAGCCATCGGTGGTAAGTATTATACGGATATGTTAGCAGGTTCTTCTGCAACTCCTGCCAACTTTAAAGTTGGTAATGGTTCAACAGCAGGTGCAAGTGTACAATTAATGGAAGACTCAGACAACGGAACAAACTTTGTTGCGTTGAAAGCTGCAGATACATTAGGTGCTTCAACAACTTTCGTTCTACCAACAGCAGATGGTAGTGCAAACCAAGTCATCGGTACAGATGGTTCAGGTAACTTATCATTCTTATCAACAACATCAACACTAGCAGGTGCAACGGATTCAGATATTTCTTCTCCAACAGGTGGACAACTACTTGTTCATGACGGAAGTAATTCTTTTGACAACGTATCAGTGAGTGGTGACGTTACTATGGCATCTAGTGGTGCAGTAACAATCGGAAACGATAAAGTTACAACTGCTAAGATTCTAGACAGTAATGTAACAGTAGGAAAAATCGACTTCTTAGTAGACGAAGACAATATGGCTTCTGACTCTGCAGTCAAAGTTCCTTCTCAGCAATCTGTTAAAGCATATGTAGATTCACAAGTAACAGCACAGGACTTAGACCTTGCTGGTGAT